GATGGCGTTTATGCTCATTGTACTTTCAATGACACCAAGAATGGCCGTCTTGGAAAAGCATTAGTTCAGCACGGGGATGTAGATTCTCTGTCTATTTGTGCAAACAAATTAAAACAGGTTGGATCCCAGGTTCAGGATGGAATCATCCGAGAAGTGAGCTTAGTAATTGCTGGAGCAAATCCGGGAGCACACATTGAAAATGTAATGGTTCACGGAGAAGAATCTGAAGATGAAGCAATTATTTACAGTGGTGTTGGCGATGGGCTACTTCTTCATGCAGAAGAAGAGGGCTCATCCGAAGATCCGGAGGGCAAAGGATCTGAAAATGATCAAAAAACAATCAAAGATATTTTCAACGAACTGACGGAGGATCAGAAAACAGCAGTATATGCTATTGTCGGACAGGCCGTTGCAGACGCTACTGGCGAGTCTGACGAGGAAGAAGATGACGAAGACTCAACAGGAGGGAACAAAGAAATGAAACAGAATGTGTTTGATATGCAGAATGATGAAAGAGATCTTGATGGCGTTCTCATGCACTCTGATGGAACACTGGTAACCGTAGAGGAAGTGGACCAGGTGTTCAAAGATGGTAAACGTTATGGAAGCTTAAAGGAAGCTTGTCTCCAGCATGGTATTGAAGAGGTTGGATATTTGCTTCCCGATCCAAAGACACTGACCACACAGCCAACGTTCATTCAGAGAGACCAGGCTTGGGTTGGGGAAGTTATGAATCGGGTGCACAAATCCCCATTCTCCAGGATCAAATCCATCTTTGCTGATATTACAGAAGATGACGCAAGGGCAAAAGGTTACATCAAAGGAAAGATGAAGAAAGAAGAATTCTTCAGCCTTCTGAAGCGTACCACAGAACCGACAACAGTCTACAAGAAGCAGAAAATGGATCGTGACGACGTCATTGATATTACCGATTTCGACGTTGTATCTTGGATCAAGTCCGAGATGCGGATGATGCTGGATGAGGAATTGGCTCGTGCAATCCTGATTGGCGATGGTCGTCTGGCTTCTAGCGACGACAAGATCAACGAATCCAACATTCGTCCAGTCGCAAAAGATGATGATCTGTTCACCGTTCACGTAGAGGTAACGGTCGCAAGTTCTGCAACAGAAGATGACAAAGCAAAAGCATTTATCCGCGCTGTTATCAGGAACAGAAAACAGTACAAAGGATCCGGTAATCCGACTCTGTTTACAACAGAAGACATGTTGACAGACATGCTTCTTCTGACAGACGAAATGGGCAGAGATCTGTATTCAGACGAGGCTGCGCTGGCAAGAAAGCTTCGTGTAAGCAAAATTGTTACCGTGCCTCCGATGGAATCTGCAACAGGAAAGAACGGAAATCCGCTTGTAGGTGTCGTACTGAACATGGCAGATTACAATGTTGGAGCAGATCGTGGCGGTGCCATCAACATGTTTGATGACTTTGATATCGATTACAATCAGCAGAAATACCTGATTGAGACCAGAGCTTCTGGAGCACTGACTCTTCCATATTCTGCTATGGCATTCGAGATGAAAACACAGGGTTAATAAGAAAGGAGATCAAAACCTATGATGGATTTAAAAGGTTATGATGTAATCTATGCAGATGCGGAAGAAAAATTCGTAAAGAACATTATCCTTTACGGAAAGACATCTGACAATTTTGTACATGCAACAAGCAAAACTACCGAGGAAGACAAGATCGATAAAGAGACGCTGCTGGAGCTTTTAAAGAAGGGCGTTGTTGTAAAATACAATGACGACTTCTATAGTCCGATTTCTTTTGCAGATGAAACAACACATGCAGCTCTTACGATCGCAACAACTATCGGCGCAGGCTCTTCTGCATCTGTGGTTCTGAACTCCAAAGAGTACGCAGAGGAGTAAAGGAGAGAAAATTTCAAAATGGCTAAATTTGTTGGAAAGATCGGGTTTGCAACCGAAAAGAAAGAGATCGAACCGGGACTATACGCACCTACTATTGAGGAACGAAAGTATCGAGGAGATCTTTTGCAATCTACGGTTCGTATGGAGACGTCTTCCGAAAGCGTGAACGACAATATTCGAATCTCAAATCAAGTCAGTATCGTATCAGATCCATATGCCAAAGCGCATGTGTTTCAAATGCGATATATTGATTTCATCATGCCTAACATAGGCGGACGTTGGAAGATTAGCGATGCTAAAATTCAGGAACCCCGTATCA